TGTCCATCATACCTCCAAGTCCTTTGGCAATTTTATAAATTTTATTTCTTTTCCATCCACGTCCGTAGTTTTGAATTTTACTTTTTTTATTATCCGCCGACTATAAATTTCTATGAATCCATTGGGCAATATCACAAATTTATCTATATTTCGTAACTCTTTATTGGTTTCTCTATCTATAACTTTATATGGATACTCATACGTGTTTATAAATTCGCTTATCTTTTTTAGTCTTCTCAAATCACATTGATCGCAAGTATCTACTATATCGATCTTATCTGATATTTTTATTGACATGGTTCACCTTAATTATACTCCCCCCGAAGGGGGAGTTATTAACCCATTAGTCACTACGTTTGTAGTAAGCCCATGAAGTCGCGCCGTCAATATTACCATCCGCAGTAGCGTGACAGATAAACTGAGTCTGCGCTTCCTTCATAAGGATATATGGATTGACTTCAAACATCAATTCCTGATTGACTCCAATAACGTAGTGCTTTGGATCACCAAACGCCATCGCGATCGCGCCGTCGGCTGGAGTAGCCGAGATTGCCGGAGCGATATACACTGGGTAACCGTCGATCATGTATGGAGTAGCGCCGGTAAGGTCTCTATTAAAAATAGGTTGTCCGTTGGTGTCTACCAACTTAGCCACGTATTTGAATACGCCACGAGGCATGACCCATTCCAGATTACCAAGACCTCTTTCCTGCTCTACCGCAAACTCTACGTCCATCAACCCCGAAAACGTGATAGAACTTGATCCGATCGCGCCGGAAAAAGTCGCGCCGGAGGTTGCGTCGTCAGTAACGTTGGTGGTAAATTCGGAACTTCCGTTAAACATATAATCATCGAACTGTTGTCCGATCGCCTCTACCATGACTGGTTCCACGAACTCGCCGATCACGTCAAAATTAGCCTGACGAAGAACGTCGTTGTAAATGGTTTCGTATGAACCTACTCTCTTGTCGATCGTAAACGTCAACTGACCAAGAGTAGTAGCGGCTGCGGCGTTGGCGGTCCCAAACGCTTGCGCGTCTACGGTTGCACGGGTGCCCTTAGAAGGCAGTTTCATGACGTTGCCAGGATATCTAATGACGCGACATCTTGACAATGCGTATGACTGCAACTCAGCGAGACCCAATAACGCGTCGCCGTATTCCTCGGGGATTGCGTACGCGCCGGTGTTAGAACTAGTCAACGCTTTGTAAATCATGTTGGATACTTCTTTTCCTACTTCCTCGCTACAAGGGGCTTTCAGATTTCTCTGCACGTCCATGGAGAACCCCTTGAAAATATACTTCTGCTCGCCTGCAGAGTTGGTTTTCAGATTTACTTCTTTACCCTGCATGTTGTCGTACCAATCTTTGATTTCTTTATGCTCTTCAAAGTATTTGGCGGTCTCTTCCTCTTTGGCGGCGACGTTTTTTTCGATCTCCGTCATGCGAGGCTCTAATTCCTCTTTCAACTGTTCTTTCAACAAACCGATCAATTTTTCTCTTTCGTCCATTTTATTTCTCCTCAAATAACGATTGGATATACTTACCCATAGCATCGTCGATCTGGTCTTCATCTGGTCGATCGGTATCGCCTGAAGCCTCGAACTCTGCGTATAGTTTAGTAATGTAATCGTCTTCTACTTCTACTTCTTCCAATTCTTTCTCTAACTCTAATTCTTTTAATTTCTTTTCAAGTTCTTCTATTTTTTTATCTTTTTCTATTAATTCTTTGTTTTCTTCTAGTTTCGGCTCCTCTTTTAGCAAAGACTCCAAAATATCCGCGTCTTCTTTGTCTACTTTTCCTTCTTCTACTGATTTACCTACGCTAGCCATTAACGCCTCTCTATTGGATGGGATTGGCACCACCGAGATTTCCAACAACTCTACTTTTTTGAATATCCTTGACGCGCCGTCTTTTCGTTTTTCTGGAAATTCTACGGACTCGTAGTCTGGTCGAAAACCGATTGATAATCCTTTTAAGGCGCCGGCTTTCCACAACCGCGCCGCCTGAAACGCCTTTTCGTTATCGTCGATCAAGAACTTGAACTTTACTTTTAGTTCTTTGTTTTCGATCCACGCTTTCTTTCCCACGCCTAACCCTATCGGAAAGTCATGATAGTCGTGGAATAACATAATGACGGGGTTCTTCTTCCACGCTTTTAAATCTATGCCGTTCACTTCTATGATATCTCCGTCTCGATCGACTACTTCTTTAGTCGCCGTCGCGGTCACCGTAAAGTCTTTTTCGTCGAATTCTCCTTTATCGATCGAAAAATATTTGTATAACGTATTTTCCATTTTATTACTCCCTTATAATATCGCTAGTATCGCAGCCATTGCTTCCGACGTACATATTAATTTTAGTAATCCTATTACCCCGCCGATCGAAGCTAGTATTAATCCAAGAGCTTTATACGATACGAATCGTTTACTGCACTCGATCGGTTGTTTGCAAATCTCGTCCATTCTGTTGCGTAAATATCTGGTATCTTCTTGTATGGTATGAGTTCGCTCATCCAACCTATTGATTATATTATCATTCGGCATTTTATGACTCCACTATCGGCGCAATCGTGCAACGGCAGTTGAATTGACTTGGGTACTGCTCTCCCGTACCTCTAAAAGCCTCGTTTATGCCTATCGCGCCTTGTCGTTCGTTTTCTCTATGAGTTTCTCTTACTTCGTCGTCACGTGACGTAATCCATCTTTTCTTCTTAATACCTTGTTTTTGATATTCCGCGTGGGTGGAAGCCGAAACCATGGTTGCGGATTCGGTCCTAGCGATCAACTTGGCTCTCGACGCGTTGAACTTTCCCACCCGCCTAATTCGATTGGCTAGTTGATCTATCGTTTCTCCAAGATTGTCCGCGTCAACTACTTGTCTACGTATTAGATTATAAGTATGATCATTAACTCCTACAATACGATTGGATAGTTTATTCACGACCTCGTCATTTACGAGTGGGTTCGATTCTACGTTTATGATCGATTGCGCCAGTTCTACGGATTCTTTCGATCCGTCCGCGTATAACGGTTCCAATAATTTCAATAAACTACTCTTGTCATCCACGGTAATTCGTTTTATTTTTGCAAGTACTAGTAGTCGATCCCATTCTTGGGCTTTGGTTGATTTTATCTCCGCGATGATTTTTACTAGTTGTTTCGAAAAGTATCTTGACATTTTCGACTGAAACTTCTTTTCGTACTTTCTCCGTAAATATCTAGTACGTCTATTTATGGACGCGATAGACTTCTCTATATGGTCTGAGACCTCCTGAGAGGGACGAGGCTGGTCGATCGACTTATTTGCGGGCGTTTCCATGGGCGTCGCGTAATCTTCCGCTGGTATTAGATTCTGAGGCACTAACCGCATGTCTCCCACGCCACCTTCTATGTCTTCCATTTGTAATTGCAATCTTGCGTTTATTTCGTTAATGGTGTATCCTAATTCTCTATACGTTTTTGCTTCTTCTAGTAATTCCTTGCGATTAGTTCGTAAATACTCGATCGACGTAAAATCAAAATGACATCGATACTCCGGAAAGTATCTTTTGAATAAATGTTGATTTAGTTTATTTTCTATTCTAATCGCGGCGGGTTGTAACGTCAACTGCCACAATACTCTCATTGCGGTCTCGGCTACGGCTCTATCGACTTTATCCGTTACTCCTACCACGGCTTTGTGAATGCCTAGTACGGTTAGTATTCTATCGCGTATGTCTTTTCGTGACTCTAGAAACTCCATTTCGCGCATGGTCTGTGATAGTTCTTGATATTTCAACCCGCGCGGTAAACCGAGTATTTTATGCGCGCTATTGGTTCCTTGGTGGTGCGCGTTGAACTCGGATACTACTTTTTTCATCTGTTCATGGGTGGCTTCTCCTTTATCGTCGTATAACGTTCCGCCTACTTTGCCGAAGTTTTCGAAGTATTTTTTATTGAACTCTACGGCGTCTCGATCGGTCTGGATTTCGTCCAGTACCACGTCAACTGGACCAAGTCCTCGTGATTTATCCGGATTCAAGAACTTGACGTAAATAAGTTGATCATTGGGTACGTAAGTATTGCGATCGAAAATCCAACCATCAATCTTGCCGGTTTCTTTGTTATACTTCTCCTTCATAAATTTTGGATTGACGACTTGTAAATCAAACACTCTACGAGACCCCTCATACAAATTGACGTAAGCCATCCATTCTCCACGATAAAAAAAATAAATACTAGTTTCGTACAGTAATTCGTAAAGTGACGTATCTTCGGCGGGATTTTGTAGATCAAACCCGCCGGGAAGTATAAAGTCCTCTGGCAATATCTCGCCTCGACGATATATCCGTAGGGGTAGTTTGGCGATATTGGCGGCGAGTAGGTTTATACCACGATATATTACGTAATTATTGTTATACGCGTCTCTAATCTTGCCGGTTTTCCAAAACTCCATATTAGCGCCTACGACGGCAGGTATTACTTCGTTGATCGATCCTTCCGTTGATTTTTCTACGGTTTGCGTTGGCGGCGCCGGTTGGTTAGTATATCCCCCCAATAGATGTATAATACTATCTCTTATCGTCATGTGTTATCTCCATTACGTAATTAACTCGTAATTAGTATAGTTCGTATAGTAGGTATGTATGCCATATCTCATTGCGTCAACCAAATGATCGAATCCTTCCGCTGGTTTATTCGTAGGTACGTTATTTCTATCCTCTTGCCATTTGTAGGATCGTAATTCTTTTATCAAATTAGTACTGGCGGCGTATACGTATAAGTTCTTTGATTTTACCGTATCGATCGATTTTCTTACGCTATCTTGACCCTTCGTTGCTCCCCGCGCCGGTAAATCGGCTTGTCTCATTTCTACGATCCTCTGAGGTTCGGATGGATCACAATATATCGTTACGTCATTGTTTAGATTGGATTTACACCACGATATTAATGATTTGTTAGTCATATTAGCCACGTACAATAGTTCTTTTACGTAGGCGCCGTCCTCGGTAATTCTTATTTCCACGCACGCGGTAGGGTCACTATATCCAAAGTCGATCGCGTATATCGTTTTCTCCGCTTGAGGCAATACGTCTACTTCCGACCAATGATCGAATATAAGGTTTCGTAATACTCCCCATTCACCGTCAACGAATACTTTACGGTAATATGGATCCTTGACGGCGAGTAATCGATCGATATATGACTGCTGTAGAAATGGATTATCCTTGTAATTGGATACTACCTCTTCTACGTTATCATCTTTATCGAGTAAATCTCTTTTTACCCACGTGAAAGCGTCGGTCGGGTTGAGGGCTAGTATCATCCTGTTAGGGAGCAGGGTCTCTGGCGCCGACAGACGTAAATTCAGGATGGTATAATCATTATAAGTAAATTCGTTAGCCTCTTCAAGGAAAATTAGGTTCCACTCGGTCGACTTGAATCGTTCGGGGTCTTGTATCGACGAAAACGAAACGAAACCATTGTTAGGCTTGTAAATCAACGTATTGTCAGATTTGTTATAATCACAATAATCGAGATATCCATAATCCCTCATTAAGTCTATAAATACTTTTTGCGCGGTCATTTTAAGGGCGGGGAGAGTTTTTCTCGTGATCAATATTTTACAGTCAGGCGCGTTCGTCAAATAATAAACCAAAAATTGTATTATACTAAAGGACTTGGAATTATGAGGACCTTGCCCCTCCACGATGTACTATCGCAGGCGCGGTCGATTGCAAAGTCCTTTTGAATAATCTAGTTACTTTTACTTGTCTCATACCATGCTGGGAGCAAAGCCCTTTTTTATCACCTACCCTATTCGCATAAAACCACGCCATTATTGGTCTTATACTATACGGAATTTTACTTATCGATCTCTACGAATTGAATTGGCACGGGCGTAACGTTCTCCAACTGCTGATGCTGTATGGGTCTACCAATGGATCGATCCAATAACATGTTCAGCAACGTGATTTTGTCTTTCGTAACCGTGCGCTCGTTCCTCAACAGATCCAACGCCATGTCTATGAGTTCTTTCAGATTATTGGTATTGTCTTTTATATAGGCGGCTATGCCCTTCGATCCCCTTGGACGCCCTCCCAAAGGCTTCGATCCTTTGACAAATTGTCCTTTGTTATTTCGCTTGACTGACATATAACCTCCCACTTAGTTGGATTTTAACAAATAATAAATATAAATAAATAAAAGAAATAATATAAATAAAAGTGTAAATATAAATAAATAAAAGTGTAAATATAAATAAATAAATAAAAGAAATCGTAAATAAAAAAGTATTGGTTAGAATAAACTCAATTTGATGTTCATCGGGCACCGCCCGACGATTCCAGTTGAACCGCCTTTTCGGAACTCTGGTTTAGGGGGTCACCAATATACCCCACGGCTGAAGCACTATGTCCAACCGTTTGCTCATAGAGAAACCACCCATTATCAGATATATTAAAGGCTGCGTTTGAGTCTCTATGGTCAAAGTGAGAACACGAACATCTATAGTTCTTTCCATTTGGTTTGTTGATACTACCGCACCTTGAACAAACCTGACTTGTGTAAGCCGGGTTTACATAAAAGATAGGAATGCCGAGCAAAGATGCTTTGTATTTGATAAAAGTTTCCAATTGATAGAAAGACCATTGAGATTTTTGGACATATCTCTTGGCTTTACCTTTTTTAGAAATCTTTCCTAAATCTTCTAATACAATAGCAAGACGATGTAATTTGGCATAGTCAACAATGGAGCGACTCACTTTATGATTAGTATCTTTTGTTCTTCTTGACTGTTTTCTATGAATTTTTGTTAAAGCATTTTTAGCTCCTTTCTTCTGTAAGTTTTTCCTTCTGTTGCGAAAGTTTTTGGTTATTCCAGACACATCTGGGCCTAACTTCCTAACCTTCCCAGACATGACATCAGCGCATACGGCAACATTTCCTACACTGTTTCTATCAACACCAAGAAACCCTTGAACTTCCTGCTCTTGTAAAACAGGTGTGTTATAAGAGTATGACATAAACCATTTACCATCCCACTTGAAAAACTCAACTTGTCTAATAAACCCGACTATTGGTTTGGGAAATGATGCTGGTAAAATAGATTTTTTAAAGAAGGCAGGGATACGAACACCGTCTTCGACAATCTTTACCTGTTTTCCTTTATCACCACATACAGGTAAAACAAGATTCTTTACTTGCTTGAGTTTCTTGTTTCTTTGATATTTAGAAATCAGACTTTTAGCAAGAACACAAGGTATTTCTTTGTAATATTTTGAGGAAGACTTAGTTCTATCTTCCAACATCCTGTTGACACAAATAGAAGCTTTTTGATATAACCCATCCAAAACAGGAGTAAGATTATGAGGTACAACGACCTTAAAAGTAAGGCACATTGTAA